CGGTAGCGGCCATCCCGGACGATTCCAGCGTGCAGATTATTGAGGCGGCGGGCAAAGCCGGCAGCGCCGAGGTCTACCGCGAACTGCTGGAGTACTGCCGCAGCGAAATCAACGTGGCCATGCTCGGCCAAAACCAAACCACCGAAAAAGACAGCAACCACGCCAGCGCCACGGCCGGGGCCGAAGTCACCAAGGACATCCGCGACGGCGACGCCGGGATCGTGGCCGCCGCGTTGAACGCCTGCATTCGCCTGGTCGTCGACCTCAACTTCGGCGCCGACGTCGCCGCGCCGCTGTACGAGTTGTGGGAACAGGGGGAGATCGACAAGACCCTGGCCCAGCGTGACAAGGCGTTGACCGAGTCCGGCGTCAAGTTCACCGATGCGTACTGGAAACGCACCTACAACCTGCAGGACGGCGACCTTGCAACGGCGCCGGCCGGCGCTGAATCGCCGGCGTTCGCCGAGGCGACCGTGCGCCCGCTGCTGGATCAAATCGCCCTCGACCAGGCCATCGACAGCCTGCCCGCCGAGGCGCTGCAACAACAGGCCGAGCAGGCCATAGCCCCATTTATTGAGGCGTTACAGCGCGCCCGCAACGACGCCGAGGCCCTCGGCCTGTTGGCCGAAGCGTTCCCACACATGGATGACCAAGCGCTTCAGGAACAGCTCGCCAATCTGTTGTTCATCGCCGACACCTGGGGCCGCCTGAGCGCCGGCGCCGACCGGGAGGGCTGACATGGCCGCCGCACAGAAACGCCTTAACCCGGCCGACCTCAAAGCGGTCTTCGGCCTTGAGCCCGCGAAGGCCATCGCCTACCTCAAATCCAAGGGCTATGCGGTTACCTGGAACTGGCAGGACATGCTCGACCAGGCCCATGACCAGGCCTTCACCGTGGCCAAGGCCATGCGCCTCGACCTGTTGTCGGACATTAGGGCCGCGCTGGAAACCGCGCTGCAGGACGGCCAGACCCTCAAGCAATTCATTGCCGACATGCAGCCGACCCTGGAGGCCCAAGGCTGGTGGGGGCGACAGGTCATCGTCGACAGCGACGGCGCCGGCGAACTGGTCCAACTCGGCAGCCCGCGCCGGCTCAAGACGATCTATCAAACCAACCTGCAAAGCGCCTACATGGCCGGCCGCAAGGCCGAGATGGAACAAACCGCCGAGACGCACCCGTATTGGATGTACGTGGCCATCCTCGACGGCAAGACCCGGCCGAGCCACCGGGCGCTTCACGGCCAGGTGTTCCGCCACGATGACCCCATTTGGTCGGCGATCTTCCCGCCCAACGGCTTCAACTGCCGCTGCCGCGTGGTTGCGTTGTCCGAGGCGGCGGTCAAACGCCGGGGCCTGAGCGTTGTATCGAGCGCGGGACGGATGTTCACCGAAACCGTCGAAACCGGAACCGCCAAGCGCACCGGGGAAATCAGAACCGCCACGGTCACCGGCCTGCGTACCACCGACGCCGAAGGCCGGGCCGCCACGTTCCGTACCGATCCGGGATTTAATCACGCGCCCGGGGCCGGTTTGGCCGCGGCGTTGAAACGCAAAGCAGCGGCCGCTTAGGAGACGCTATATGTTCACCGTTGAATTGGATCACCAGCGCCTGCAGGACGCGTTGCGCAAAGTTGAGTGGGCCGTCGGGGACCTCGCGCCGCTGATGCGCGGCATTGCGGCCGAGTTGCTTAGCCAGACAGAGGAAAACTTTGAAAAAGAGGGGCGGCCCGAGTGGACGGGGCTGTCGGATACAACCATTGAACGCCGGGCGAAAAACGGCAACTGGCCCGGGCAGATGTTGCAGGTCAGCGCGGCCGGGTTGGCGGCATCGGTCACCAGCCTGGCGACTGACAGCTCTGCGTTGGTTGGCAGCAATAAACCGTATGCGGCGATGATGCATTTTGGCGGGGAAAAATCCGACTTCCCCCACCTGTGGGGCGATATTCCGGGGCGGCCGTTTTTGCCGATGGATGTAGAGGGCGTGATTCAGCCGGAGGCGGAGGAAGCTATCCTTGAATTAGCGCTGCATCATTTGGAACAAGCAGCACGCCTCTAATGCGACCAGAGGCGTTTGGAGATATGGTCTGCAACGGATCGTCGAACGCTTGCCCTTGCAAGCACTGTAAACGCTTTATAAAGCCTGGTAGTAGTATCTAGGCCGAGACTCCGGGTACGTTTTTAGCTTTTGCGCTGTCATTGATCTCGCGAATCAGCAGGCTTACGGTTCGTGCCTGCCAAGACTCAGGATTTGGCTGCCCAATTTGGGCGATGGGTACTTGTGGAAGCGGTGTTTCTGACACAGCGTCATTTGTGACTACTTGAACGATAGGACAATGAGCTGAAATGTCCGAGATCACATCATGAAGTTTAGGACCTATCTCATGGTCTCCGCCGAGCAAAATCGCACAACAGTTGTACCGTAAACGCGAGAACGCATCGTCCCGTCGTCCTGTGTAATCACCTCCAATCATCACAGAGTACGAGTTGATCCGGCCTGCTCTCAGCGAGGAGGCGAGTGTTTCGCTCAGACTGTTATCAACCTTGGTATCGACGAGCTGAAGTATCAGACACGTGTAATCGGACCAAACTCTATAATCATAAAATGCCGGATCCAGGTCATCCCCGTCGGAGCAGGCGGTAACAAAGCTCTTCCCAGCGAAAGAGATCCTATCCTCCTCGAGCATCCCTTTGGTTTTTAAACTGGTGACGGCAAGATTTTTTGATATGTCTGAAGGTGAATACTCAAGCAACTGGGTCACATCAAAATCGGTTCCTCGCTTCGGAATGACTGGGTACTTCGTGACCACGTAAATCCTTCTCAAGAGATCCAGTTCCTCCCAAGAAAGGTCTTTAAGGGAAAGAATGAAGTGCCGACGCAGTTCGGGCTCCACCTGACCCAATGCGATGGATCGCGTTAGGTTCGCATACGGCATAGTTTTCTCTTCCTCGATATCCGAGACACAGGCGCTCAGCAGCGCATGAAAGTTACTCTCTTCAATTTCCGCATCTAGGACAGCCGCATCTGGGAGATCGTCTCGATAAAGAAATGCCCGATAGAACTGCAGGATTCGCTGCTCGTCTCGCTGGCGCACGTAGCTAAAGATTTTTTCCAATCCCAGCTTTGCCGCTTCGGAAACGAATGACGGTACAGGTAACGCGCTTAATCCCACCTTGCCAACAATTTCGCCGACCTTAATAAACCGAACTTTCGGGCTTTTGGCATCGTTTAGAGGGGTAGTCAATTTAGCCACCTTCAATCCTTGAGATTTGGTTATAGCCGATGATCGTTGTCAGCCTACCATTCCGCGAACATCGTATGACCGTTCAGAACTCTAACTCTTTAAACCCGATTAAAAGCCCCAGGCCACCCATTCGCCCAGTCTGTGCGCATCACCTCCACGCAGCGCACAGTCATGAAACCACTGCACATCATCAAACCCGGCACGCACACCGCCATGAGCGGCGCCCGTGTCGAGTTCCGCGAGTCCGACCTGGCCGCCACGGTGGCCGCCTATGACCCGGCGCTGCACGAGGCCCCGATGGTCATCGGCCACCCCAAGCACGACGCGCCGGCCGCCGGCTGGATCAAATCACTGACGGCCACCGCGCAAGGGCTGATCGCTGAGCCGCAGCAGGTCGACGCCGCCTTCGCCGAGCAGGTCGCCAAGGGCCGCTACAAAAAAATTTCCGCCACCTTTTACCACCCCGACGCCGCCAACAACCCGGTGCCCGGCGTGTATTACCTGCGCCACGTCGGCTTCCTCGGCGCCCAGCCGCCGGCTGTAAAAGGCCTGCGCCCCATCGAGCTGGCCGACGGCGAAGACGGCGTTATCGAGTTCGGCGATTACGGCCACGAACTCAACTCCGACATGTGGCGCCGTTTCCGCGAATGGTTGATCGGCAAGTTCGACAAGGAAACCGCCGACCAGGTGTCCCCGCCCTGGGTGATCGACAGCCTCGCCGAAATCGCCCACCGCCCCGAGCAGCCCCTGCAAACCGCTTTCGCTGAACCCACCCGTCCCGTCGAGGAACCCGCCGTGAACGAGCAAGAAAGAGCCGCCCTGGAGGCGGAGAACAAGCGCCTCAAAGCCGATATCGCCGAGCGGGACAAGGCCGCCCGCGCCTCGGCCCAAAAAAAGGTCCACGGCTTGAATGTCGAGTTCGCCGAAAAACTGGTGGCCGCGGGCATGAAGCCGGTTCACGCCCCGGTGGTGATTGCCGCCCTGGACTACGCCGGCTCCAGCGAAACCCCGTTGGAGTTCGGCGAAGAGGACGCCCGCGAACCGTTGAGCGACGGCCTGAAGGCAATCTTCGGCGACCTGGCCGGCGGCGTCAGCTTCGCCGAGGTGGCCACCAAGTCCCGGGCCGGCAAGGCCACCAACCAATCCGCCAACCCCTTGCTGGCCGACGCTGAAGCCCGCGCCCAACAACGATAGGAGGCCCCATGGCCACGTTCAACCAGCCCAAAGACTTGGGCGATTTACTGCTGGTCGAGGTCCGCCCCGGCTGGACCAAGGAGAAGGCCACGCTGTTGGCCGGAACCGCCTACCCGTTTGGGCAGGTGCTGGCCAAGGTGGCCGGCAAGTACCAGGCACTCGACCCAGCCGGGGCCGACGGGGCCGAAAAGGCCGCCGCCGTACTGGGCGAACCGGTTGACGCGACGGCGGGCGATAAGCCCGGCGTTGTCATCGCGCGCGGCGCCGTTGTAGCCCTGGCCGAGCTGACATGGCCGGCTGGCGTCACCGAAGACCAAAAAACCGCCGCCCTGGACGAACTCAACGCCCTGGGCATCGTCGCCCGTGCGGCCCTCTGAATCGGGAGTACCCCATGAACCTGCAAGATATGTTCAGCATCGCCAACCTGACCGCCGCCGTTAACAAGCTTCCGGCCATCCCCGGCAAGGTCGGCGCCATGGGCCTGTTTGATGAAAAAGGCGTGACCAGCACCAGCGTCGTCATCGACGAGCGCGAGGGCCGTCTGGTCCTGGTGCCCAATACTTCGCGCAATGATGACGCCGCACAAATCAAAGGCTCCAAGCGCAAGCGCCGCACGTTTGAAACCCTGCACCTGCCGCTGAACCGGCCGATCCTGCCAAGCCAATTACAGGGCATCGCCGCGTTCGGCCAGGAAGACGCTACCGCGCCGGTGGCGACAGTGATCAACGACAACCTGCAGGAGCTGAAAAACAGCATTGAGGCCACTCGTGAATTCCAGCGTGTGGGCGCACTGCGCGGCAAGTTGCTGGACGCTGACGGCACGGTCCTCACCGATCTCTTCAGAGAGTTTGACGTCAGCCAGAAAAAAATCACGGTGGCCCTCAGCAATGCCAACACCAACGTGCGCAAGGCCTGCCTCGACGCCAAACGGTATTCCGAATCCAAGTTGGGCGGCGTGATGGTCACGGGTTTCCGTGCCCTTTGCGGGCCGGATTGGTTCGACGCGCTGGTCGATCATGAAAAGGTCAAAGCCGCGTTTGCCAACTATCAGGAGGCGCAGGACCGCCTCGGCGGCGATGTGCGCTCGGGCTTCACCTTCGGCGGCATCGAGTACATCGAATACGACGTCACGGTCAGCGGCCAGCGCTTCATTCCCGCCGACATCGCCCAGGTGTTCCCGGTGGCCCGCGGCGTGTTCCGCATGTTCAACGCCCCGGCCAACTACAACGAGACGGTCAACACGTTGGGCCAGCCGTTCTACAGCAAGGCCGAGGAACGCAAGTTGGGCAAAGGCTGGGACCTGGAGGCTCAGGCAAACCCGTTGGCCATGTGCCTGTTCCCCGAGGCCCTGGTCGAGATGAAGGCGGGCTGACCCATGCGCTACTGCACCCGCGCCGACATCGGCAACGCCATTCCCGAAATAACGTTGATCCAGCTTTCCAATGATGACCCGGCCGCCGAGCAGCCGAATGAAAACGTCATTGGTGACGGCGTGCGTCAGGCTGAGGAGTTGGTGGATGGCTACCTGCGCGGGCGCTACAACCTGCCGCTCGACCCGGTGCCGACCGTGCTGCGCGATGCGGTGATCTACCTGGCCCGGCATTGGCTGTACCAGCGCCGCCCGGAGGGCGCGTTGCCCGAGGCGGTGAAGGACAGCCGCAAGGACACCGTCAAATTGCTGGAAAGCATCCGCGATGGCGTGGTCACCCTGGGCATGCCCTCGGGCCAGGCCGCGCCGGAGCCGGGCGAAATCCGGGTACGGGCGCGCCCACAGCAGTTCGGCAGCGAACTTTGGGAGAAATACTGATGGCAGCCCTTAAAACCCAAACGGAGCAACTGCTGGACGCCCTGCGGGACCGGCTCAAGGAAGTCTTCGACCGGGAGCTGATGGTCGAGCTGTTCCCGGAGAACCCGGCGCAGTACCGCCTCAGCCACCCCTGCGGCGCCATCTTGCTGGCCTACGGCAAATCGACCTTCAGCGGCTCCGAAGTCACCGACGCGGTGTTCCAGGCGCGCCATATCGTGCTGCGTTTGACCCTGGCGTTTCGTCAGCTCAACGGCCGAAACGGCGTCATCGGTTACCTGGACCGCATCCGCGCCTGCCTGACCGGCTGGCACCCGCCGCACTGCGACCAGGCCTGCCGCCCGGTGTCCGAACAATTCATCGGGCACATGAGCGGCGTTTGGCAGTACGCCCAAGACTTCTCCGTCCGCGCCACCGAACTACAAAGCATGACGCCCCCCGTTGGGGCGCCCCTGGATTCAATCACCTTTGAGGTAAGCCCGTGAACCTGACTCGATACCTCTACACCGGCCCTCAAAGCGCCGCGTGCCTGCGCGTTGGGACATCCGCCGAATTGCTCGACGTGCAGCTGTTGCCGGGGCAGCCGGTGGAGCTGCCCGCCGAACACGATTACACCGTGGTGTTATTGGCGCTCAAGCATTTGCGCCCCATGCAAACCGCCGCGACGCCGGTGACATACGTTGCCGGCAGCCTACCGCCCGCTGAGAAAAAAGGAGCCAAATCCAATGCCAGCTAACTACTTGCACGGCATCGAAACCACCGAGGTCGAGCGCGGCCCGCGGGCGATTCGGGTGGTCAAGTCGGCGGTTATCGCCCTGGTCGGCACCGCGCCGATGGGGCCGGTCAACAGCCTGACCCTGTCGCTGAATGAAATCGACGGCGCGCAGTTCGGCCCAGACCTGCCGGGGTTCAGTATCCCGGAGGCGCTTGACGGTATTTATGACTTCGGCGCCGGTACCGTGCTGATCATCAACGTTTTGGACCCCGCCGTTCACCGCACCAGCCTGACCGCCGAGGCCGGTCAATTCGATGACAACGACGCCCTTACACTGCGGCACGGCGTGGTGCAAACGCTTGAACTCAAATCGGAGGACGGCGAGACCACCTACGCGGCAGACACCGATTACAAGGCGGACCTGCTCACCGGTCGAGTGACACGGATAGCGGCGGGAACGATTCCGGCCAAGGGCAAGGTCAAGGCCGACTATACCTACGCCGACCCGAGCAAAGTGACGCCGGCCGAGATCATCGGCACGGTGAACGCGGCAGGGTTGCGCACCGGCCTGAAAGCATTCCAGGACAGCTACAACCAACTGGGCTTTTTCGCGAAGATCTTCCTTGCGCCGCGCTTCAGCTCCCTGAACGCGGTCAGCGTGGAGCTGATTGCCGAAGCCATCAAAGTAGGCGGCGTGACCTACATCGACGCGCCGATTGGCTGCACCGTGCAACAGGTGATCGCCGGGCGCGGGCCTGCCGGCACGTTGAACTTCAACACTAGCAGCGACCGGGTGCGGCTGTGCTACCCGCACGTCAAGGTGTACGACGCCGCCACCAACGGCGAACGCCTGCAACCGCTGTCCATTCGGGCGGCGGGCTTGCGCGCCAAGGTGGATTACGACCTGGGCTACTGGTGGAGCAGTTCCAATCAGGAGCTGCTCGGCGTGATCGGCCTGGAACGCCCCCTGACCGCACGAATCGACGACCCCAACAGCGAGGTCAACCTGCTCAACGAGAACGGCATTACTACCGTCTTCAACTCGTTCGGCACCGGCCTGCGCCTGTGGGGCAACCGCACGGCGGCCTGGCCGACCGTGACCCACATGCGCAACTTTGAAAATGTGCGCCGGACCAAAGACATCGTCGACGAGTCCATCCGCTACAGCTCGCTGCCGTTCGTGGATAGACCCGTCACCAACGCCCTGATCGACAGCATCACCGAAAGCGTCAACCAGTTCTTTCGCAAGTTGATCGGCGATGAGGCGTTGCTCGGCGGTGAATGCTGGTACGACCCGGCCCGCAACCCGCAGACCGAGTTGGAACTGGGGCATGTGCTGTTCAACTACAAACTGACCGTGCCGCTGCCGTTTGAGCGCGGGACTTTTGAGACTGAAATCACCGGGGAATACCTGGTCAACCTGGGAGCAGCCTAAATGCCCGGTTTTAGCGCACACCGCATCACCAACGCGGCGATCTACCTGGACGGCGCCAGCTTCTTCGGCCGCGCCGAGGAGATCGACCTGGGCTCGATCAAAGCCGTGATGAGTGACTTTCAGGGGCTGGGCATGGTCGGCTTGGTCGAATTGCCGGACGGCATCGACAAGCTCGAGGGCAAGATCGTTTGGAACAGCCTCTACATCGACGCCGCGAAAAAGATGGCCACGCCGTTCAAGACGGTGCAGCTGCAGTGCCGTTCCAACGTCCAGGTGTTCAACAGCACGGGCCTGCAGGACGAGATCCCGTTGGTCACGCTGATGACCGTGATGTTCAAGGAGTACGCCCTGGGCGGCTATAAACCGCGTGACCCGAGCAAGTTTGAAACGCCGTTCTCCGCCACCTATGTGCGGCAAATTCTCAACGGCGAAGAAGTGGTGTTGCTGGATTACCTGGCGAATATTTTCAAGGTCGGCGGGCAGGATCAGTTGGCGAAATACCGGCAGAATATTGGGCAGGCTTGAGAACCAAAAACCGGCGCTGAACGCCGGTTTTTTTCATTGGCAAACGTGTATTTACGGCCTCGGGTCCACATTATCCAACACCCAATTGGCCAGCAACGAACTGAGCTCAATCAACTGCTGGATACCCTGCGCCACGTGACGCCTGGCTCCTTCCAGATCAAACGCCAGGTCACTGACCATGGCATCGGCCGCGGCCAGGGTTTCGCTGAGGTTGGCGAGCAGGCATTCGTTATCGAGGCCTTTCACGACGGCGTATAGCTGCCCCGGTTTGGGGTCGTCGTGGGGGTTATCAGGTTTCGGCAGCAAGTAGTGATCGAGCACGCGTTTGGTGATTTCGTCTTGCTGCTTGGCTTTGGATTTTGCGGATGTAGAGGGGGAATCTGCCTCTGGCGGATTCGGGGTAATTTTAAACATAAGCTTCGGTTCCGATGTGGTGCCGACACCCCGAAGCTACTAAACAATGGGGTGGCAGCTGTACGCAGGTTAGTAGACCGGGGAACCGAAGAAGCCGGCGCGCCTGAGCGCCCTGCGTACAGCCACCATCAAGAACAGGGTAGGACCCTTGTACAACTTCGATTACCTCGGGCTACTAAACCCGACCACTGATGGGCAGTGGCAGGAAGACAATAGAACCCAGGGGCAAGGCGCACAAGCGGGCGGATTCTGGCTTAGTTGTAGGCAAAGGCGCAAGGCTGCGTAGCTTGTAGAGATGTGTAAGAGGGGGCTGTAGGAGGGAGGTTTTTTGGCGCCGCGGGCGGGTTGTTCTGCGCCGCAACCGTGTCGTTTCCGCGAGCAGGCTCGCTCCCACAGGGGGCGGGGCTGTTGCAGATACCCGTGAGGCGGATTTATTGGCCGCCACTGCCGTGTGCTCCTCTTTCGTGGGCATTTTCTTTAACTTCTTTAAATCTGATTAAAAGAACGCGCCGGGCCACGGCGCGATGCTTAGGGCTCTTCAATAGACGCCGATCCGAGTGATCAACCTGGAGCATCAACGATGGCCGACAAACTCAGCTTTACCCTCAAATTTCCCTTCAAAACCGCCGCCGGCGTGTTGCTGGAAACGCTGCCGATCAGGCGCCTGAAGCGCAAAGACATCAGCGCCTCCCAGGCCGCCACTAAAGACGAAGGCGTCCTGGAAGACATGCTCATTGCCA